TCTCTGATGGCAACTCTAACAGCAGCATACAGTTGAATGTGCCTGCTGGATTTGATGTAACCATCGTTGGTTTGAACACGACGAACTATCAAATCTTCGGGAATGTTACGAGCACAACTGCACCTGCATTTGCCGATCAATAGTAGGAGGCAATCATGGCTGATGCTGTAGCTACACAAACCATACAGGACGATGGCAACACAGCCATCTTCCGCTTTTCTAATGTGAGCGACGGTTCAGGCGAGTCTGCCGTTACTAAGATTGATGTGTCTGCACTGGCTGTTGACCCTATGACTGGTGCGGCTTGCACGAAGGTTTCCATCCAAAAGATCTACTACTCAACCATTGGTATGGGTGTGAAGATTTTCTTTGATGCATCATCTGATGTATTGGCTTGGCAACTGAACGCAGACTTTTCAGATACGCTCGACTTCACTGATTTCACTGGCATCCCAAACAATGCGGGTTCTGGTGTGACGGGTGACATACAGTTTACGACTGTCGGTCACTCTAGTGGAGACGTGTATAACATCGTCATGCAAGTTAGGAAGCATTTCTAATATGGCTGAGAAAAAGAAGAAGAGTAAATCTCGCGTCAACGAGGCTGGTAACTATACGAAGCCAGCTTTGCGTAAGAGGCTCTTCAACCAAATCAAAGCTAGTGGAAAGGGCGGTCGCCCTGGTCAGTGGTCTGCGCGTAAAGCGCAGATGCTGGCGAAGCGTTATAAAGAAGCTGGGGGCGGCTACAGGGATTAGCCTGATATACGAACAGCGTGCCAAAGAAAGATCCCAAAGTCGGAACAGGCAAGAAACCCAAGGGCAGTGGTCGCCGTTTGTATACCGATGAGAATCCTAAAGACACTGTGCCGATCAAATACGCAACGGTTCAGGATGCGCGAGACACTGTTGCCAAGGTCAAGAAGATACGCAAGCCTTTTGCCAGAAAGATACAGATCCTAACTGTCTTGGAGCAGCGGGCTAAGTTTGCTAAAAAACCAAGGCAGGCAGAGATTGCTAGGAAAGGTAAAGAGGCCATCCGCAAGCAAAGGGGCAAGGATAGTGGTAGCAAGCGTTGAAACGATCAAAAAGAAACTAAAGCGCGGTGAGAAGCTGGGTGCTAGTGAGAAAGCGCAAGCAAAGGCTCGCGGCCTGATCGCTCGATCTGATGGCAAAAAGAGAAAGAGCGCCAAGTACAAGGGTAAGTAATGGCTCTCAAGAAATCACAAAAATCATTAAAGAAGTGGACGAAGCAAGACTGGGGCACCAAGTCAGGCAAACCGTCTACACAAGGAAAGAAGGCGACAGGTGAGAGGTATCTCCCGAAGAAGGCTAGAGAGGCTTTATCGGACAAGGAGTACGCTGCCACTTCCCGAAAGAAACGGGCAGACACAAAGAAAGGAAAGCAGCACTCCAAGCAGCCCAAGAAGATAGCCAAGAAAACAGCGAGGCATCGCAAATGAGTTTGACCGATGCTGAGAAGAACAGGCTGAAAAAGGTCGGCCTGACTGGACTGAACAAAGTTAAGAGAACACCAAAGCATCCCACGAAGAAAGCAGTGGTCGCCGTCAGGGATGGCGAGAAAATAAAGATCATACGCTTTGGTGATCAGAAGATGGGCCACAACTATTCCAAGGAAGCCCGTAAGAGTTTCAAGGCTAGGCACGCCAAGAATATAGCCAAGGGGCCGACAAGTGCCGCCTACTGGGCAAACAAGACTTTTTGGAGCGGCCCTAGTGGTAGCAAGAAAAGTCCTCCTAAATCGCAAAAGCAGAAGTTTGGGAAGAAGTAATGCCGATCAGCAGAGCACAGATGAAGAAGCAGATCAGCAGTTCACCAGCCAAGAAGAAGAAGCAGGCGAAGGTGAAAAAGGTGATGAAGGAGTTCAAAGAAGGCAAGCTGAAGGCTGGTGGCTCTGGTAAAAAAGTAAAGAATCGAAAGCAGGCTATCGCCATTGCTCTGAATGAGGCAGGCGTTAGCAAGAAGAAGCGAAAGGCTAGGAGGCCGTAGTGGCTACAAGCGGCACGTTTACATTTAACCTAGATCTTTCCGATGCTATGGAAGAAGCGTTTGAGCGTGCTGGGCTAGAGCTTCGCAGCGGTTATGACTACAAGACTGCCCGCAGAAGTCTGAACCTAATGATGCTGGAGTGGCAGAATAGAGGGCTGAACCTGTGGTCTGTAGAGTTTGCTACACAGGCGCTCACCGCTGGTAGCAATCAGTACCAGCTAGATGGCAAGGTGCTCGATATTGTAGAGGCGTTTATCAGGACAGATGCTGGTGAGCAGAACTCACAGTTCGATCAGTCTATGACTCGCATATCGGTGAGCCAATACTCTAATCTGTCCAACAAGCTGACGCGCAGCAAGCCGTTACAGTATTACGTTGAAAAGAATGTGGACTCTATCACGATCAACTTGTGGCCCACGCCAGACGATCAGGAGACCTATCAGTTCGGGTATTACTACATGGAGCGGGTGCAAGATGCAGGAAGCCCAGCATCCAACAACATCGACATCCCAGCTAGGTTCTTGCCGTGTTTGGTTAGCGGGTTGTCGTATCAGCTAAGTCTGAAGTACCCAGCGGCAGGCGCTAGAGCGCAAGCTTTGAAGGCAGATTACGAAGAGCAGTGGACGTTGGCATCTGATTCAGATCGCAATAAGGCGTCATTGTATGTGTCACCAGGAGGATATTCGTTTTGAGTTCATTTACTAAAGGCAAGTATGCGTTTGGTTACTGCGATCTCACTGGGTTTAGGTATCCGCTGAAAGACTTGGTACCAGAGATAGTGAACCAGAGACCCACTGGGTTCTTGGTTGGCAGGGACGTTGTAGATCCAGATCAGCCTCAGTTGCAGTTAGGCAGGCTAAAGGTCGATGATCCAAAAGCTTTACGTAACCCAAGGCCGGATCGAGGCTTGGAAGAAAGCAGAATACTGGCGTCGTTTAATCCTGTAGGCCAAGTCGGGCTAGACTGCGTTGGTCACGTCGGGAAAGTCACGGTGATAACAAGCTAATGGCCTTCACGTTCACCACGCTCAAGCAGGCGATACAGGACTATCTGGAGACAGACGAGACTACGCTCGTTAACAATCTGCCCACGATCATTACGCAGGCAGAGGAGCGCATACTGAAGACTGTGCAGTTGCCAAACTTCAGAAAGAATGTCACGGGCACCACAACGCAGTCGAACAGCTACTTAGAGACGCCATCTGACTTTTTGGCACCGTACTCTCTAGCTGTGGATAACAGTGGCTATGAGTATCTGATGTTCAAAGATGTGAACTTCATACGCCAAGCATATCCTGTGGAGTCAACGACTGGGATACCCAAGCATTACGCTATCTTTGATGACACGACGTTTATTCTCGGCCCAACGCCGAGTGGCAACTTGACCGTCGAGCTACACTATTTTTACGAGCCACAGTCGATCACAGTGTCTTCAGATGGCACAAGCTGGCTGGGGTCAAACGCTGAAAACGCTTTGCTGTATGGATCGCTAGTTGAGGCATACACCTTCCTCAAGGGTGAGCCTGATTTGATGCAGTTGTATCAAGCAAGATACGACTCCGCTATGCAGGAGTTGATTGCTTTGGGTGAAGGCTACAGCACAACAGACAGCTACCGATCAGGTGCTGTAAGGTCTGCTAGATGACAGCAGTAGGTCATGTCGGCACTGTGTTAGTTGCGACGACAGATAACGGAGGGCACGACGCAGAGTTTTGGACAGACGCAGCGACAAAAAGAATCGTGAGCGTTGGAGAAAACACACATCCTTTAATAAAGGAGCAGGCGTTGGCGTTTCAAGATCACATACATAATGTAGTTGGATATTACATACGAGAAGCGATCAAGAGTGACCGTGCAACTTTAGCTGCTGAAGTTGAAGCTCAAGGACAACCTGATCTGGCAAACATCATACGGAGACTTACATGAGCATCACATCTGCACTTTGCACTTCGTTCAAGCAAGAGATACTTGTCGGAACACACAACTTCACCGCTACCTCTGGTAACAGTTTTAAGTTGGCGTTGTACACAAGCTCTGCAACTTTGAATGCAAGCACAACTGCATACACGACATCGAACGAGGTGTCAGGAACAGGGTACACGGCGGCAGGCGCAGCGTTGACAAGTGTGACGCCTACAACATCAGGCACGACAGCGTTCTGTGACTTTGCAGATTTGACTTTCAGTTCGAGCACGATCACGGCAAACGGTGCCTTGATCTATAACGATACCCAGTCAGACAAAGCTGTTTGCACGTTAGCGTTTGGTGGTGACAAAACAAGCACGGCTGGTGACTTTACGATCCAGTTTCCCACTGCCGATGCAAGCAACGCAATCATTCGCATTGCTTAATAAATGGCGATTGTCAATGGCTGGGGTAGAGGCACTTGGGGCGAAGGTGCTTGGAATGAAGAGATCCCTGTCACAGTCACGGGTCAAGCTGGCACAGGCGCGGTCGGATCGGTCACAGTCAGCGCAAACGCAGATGTTTCTATCACAGGCGTTTCTGGAACGGGGGCGGTCGGTTCCGTATCTATCGTTGAGGGAACGGGTGTTACGGTATCTCTTACGGGTGTGGCGGGAACTGGAACAGTTGGATCTGTTTCCGTTTCTGCAAATGCGGATGTCAGCGTCACGGGCGTATCTGCAACGAGTGCTGTGGGCACCGTTACGCTCAAGTGCGACAACAATATCGCTGTCGACGGATTTGAAGCGACTGGCTCAGTGGGTTCAGTATCGACTACAGCCAGTGCCGTCGTTGCTGTCACTGGCGTTTCTGCTACTGGTGCAACTGGTACAACAAATGTTTGGAGCCTTGTCATACCAGGTCAAACGGCAAACTACTCGGCTGTATCGGACAGTCAGACACCAAATTACTCGGCTGTATCAACAAGCCAAACAGCGAACTGGGAAGAGGTAGCCTAATGGTACGAAGGGTCAAAAAGGTTATTAAGGGTTTAGAGAAAGCTTCTAAAACTCACAAGAAGCAAGCTGAAGCGCTCAAGAAGCATGTGGCGTCTATGAAGAAGCCAAAGCCTAAGACGAAAAGTCGGAGAAGATAGATGGCAACTTATGTTAACGATCTACGCCTAAAAGAGATTGCTACTGGTGACGAGGCAGGCACCTGGGGAACCAGTACCAATACAAATTTAGAGCTAATTGCAGAGGCATTCAGCTTTGGCACGGAAGCTATTACGACTAATGCTGATACCCACACTACTACTATTGCCGATGGGTCTACTGATCCCGGCAGGAGCATGTTTCTTAAATACACTGGAACTCTTGATAGCACTTGCACCATCACTATAGGGCCAAACACGGTTAGTAAGTTGTGGTTTATCGAGAACGCAACCAGCGGATCGCAGAGCATCATCATCAAGCAAGGTTCTGGTGCCACCATCACCATACTTAACGGTCAGACCAAAGCAATTTACAGCGATGGTGCAGGTTCTGGTGGCGCGATGGTTGATGCGTTTACTGATCTGTCTGTCCCATCGTTCTTCGTGTCAGGCGATTTAGACGTAGATGGCACCGCTAATCTTGATGTTGTAGATGTCGATGGTGCATCAAGTTTTGCAGGAAATGTCACAATTGAAACAGGCGCAGATCTACTAACCGCATCGGCAGGTAGCGACAACATTCGTATTGGCGAAAACGCTGGAAACAGTATTGCGAGTGGCGGCACGTCTAACATCACAATCGGCAAGGACGCGGGAACCGCTATAAGCACGGGGGATTTCAATATAGCCATCGGGCAGGATGCTCTAAAAACTGAAGATGCACACGGCGGCAATATAGCGATTGGTTACGAGGCATTGGAATCCCAAGACGCTGGGGCAAATGCGTTCTCGGTAGCGGTAGGTCATCAAGCAGGCAAATCAATCAGCACAGGGGTTCAGAACACCCTAATCGGTGGTCTAGCAGGGGACGCTCTGACTACGGGTAATTACAACGTGGCGGTTGGGTATGAGGCGTTAAGCACTGAAGATGGTAACGGCAATGCCGTAGCTGTTGGCTATAGGGCGCTCAAGACACTAAACGCTGGAGCAGAATCATATAATGTAGCGGTTGGAGTTGACGCAGGAACGTCCATTACCACTGGTGCTAGAAATGTCCTTGTGGGTGCTTTTGCTGGGGACGGACTAACGGATGCTGACTTCAACGTCGCTGTTGGTTTTGGCGCATTAGACGTTGACGTTCTAGGTAGTAAATCTACCGCCGTTGGTTACGGGACTTTAGAGGTTCAAAATTTTACTACCGCCACAGATACTTTCAATACAGCGGTGGGCTTTGAAGCGGGCCATGTAATCACAACCGGAACCAACAACACCCTTATTGGTGGTATT